GAGCCGATCAATCTGAGCTTCTGAGTGTTGACGAGGATTGTTTTCGTAAGGGATGAGTGTATCTGGGTCACGCTGAACGATGTTTTCGGCAGCAATCATCAGGACCAGTTATCTGGATTCATCTTCCACAATATACGGAGTTGCCTGAGCTTTGGTTCTACTAAGTGGTGCGAACTTACAACGCCTGAAACATCACCGATCGTTATTTGCACGCAACCATCCTCTAGGCAGCGGATTCGTGGATTTGGCATACAAGGCTCTGAGGCGTCGCTCATAGTCTTCGAAGGCTTTGAGGTTGTTCAGATGTTGTTGCTTGGCGTAGTGGTTGTCCATTGATCTGAAGAATGTTGTCGGGGGATGGATCACGACTACTACGTGCCCTGCTTTTCCCGCGCAGCTCTGCAGGTTTTGTATGGCTTTCAGCCTGCATGGGGATACAGGCATCAGGCTCCCCGACAGGGCCTAAGTTACCTCTTCAACGGTGTAAGTAAAGCCAGCTTCAGTGGCTTCATTTTTCATGCGTTGAAGTTCGTCTTCGTCGTAAGCAGGATCAGCCCATTGAAGGTCTTGACCTAGGAATGCTTGGACTTCCCATTTGGGTTGAACGTCACGATTGAGAACCATGAGGCTTTCGCGAGCTTCGAGTTCAGTCTGAAGACGCTCGAAGGAGTCGAACAGGTCGAGCCAGTAATTGTGATTGTCCATAGCTCAAAGATATTGTCGAGAAACCTTCACTTCGAATCTGATGCCGTACTTGCCCGCAGTGTCTGCGAACTCCTCGGCGATCAGCTTCCAAGCCTCTTGCACCTTTTCGGCGTCCCAGTCATAGGCACCCTTGTTAGAGCAGTTAGCGATCTTGCGAAGGGTGTCACGCAAGGTGTCAACACGAGCAGGGAATATGCGAGCAAAACGCGCTCGCTTTTCTTGTTGCTTGGCAGATTTGTCCATTTTGTGAGACAGGTAGTGCGGTCTCCCGCTTGATCTAATTATGACGCATGTGGCATGCCACACGCAACCACTGCGAACTAATCCGATGGTGGATTCTTTGAGTCGTGCTGAATGCGCTCTTGGAAATCACGCTCTTCTTTTTGCTTGCCGTACAACCAAGCGTCAGCCGATTGGCCGTCTTTTGGGCCGTTCGGCTTTAGCTTGATCACCTTGAAAGAAGTGGCTGGCTTCCAGTCGCGTTTCTTGCGTGGCATGGTCAATCCCAGGAGTTGTAGTACTGAGGCTTGCCGTCCCAGATACGGAAATACTTGATGGTGTCTGAAACGTACTGCTTGCCGTCAGAGACCTGAATCTTTTTGCGGAAGACCTTGTCGTCAGACGCATACCAGGACAAGTCAGGAATTGCGCGACCTTCTCCACGTCCATCGTCATTGAAAACCTTGCATTCGATTGGACGCAACCAGACGCTGGCCTTGGTCATACGCGTGACGACGTAGTACTCAACCAGCGTCATGTCGTAGCCGTAGCTGGAACAGACGATCTGACCGACCTCGAAGCGATCAGTTTGCAAAAGAGTGGAAGCAGTCATGAAGCAGTGCCGTCTCCGGCTGAACTGACACAATCATGACGTATGGCATGCCATAACGCAACCTACATGGCCGCAAGTTTGCGAATCACAGCCGCGACCATACCGACGAGCTGTGTTCTGGGAATGCCGCTGTAGCGACGAGCTATGTCGTTGACACAATCATTGACTACATATCTGCCAACAGGCAGGCCGTTAGTCGGCGTTGGCGACTCGATGTAGCGAGAAGCAGCGTCAGCGATCAGAACGCTGCGCGTCTTGCCAAGGCGCTTGGCCTCAAGGTCGAACATCTCTTTCTGTTCAGGAGTGACGTAGACGTTGACGCGGATCTTTGTAGGTGCAGTTGTCATCAGAAGCGGCGTTTCTTTTGTGTGGTGGTAAATGGTGAGCCCTGGCACGGTCTTATGTCGACCGTCCAGCGCAAGTTCTTGATTCGATAGTTCGGCTGTCCGAGCTTGGCGATCGTGACGGAATCAGGGTTTGAACCGTCAGCAACTACCCAGCCGTTACGCCACTCTCCGTTTTGCAAACGCTCGACAGAGAGGTTTGTCTCGATGGTGGTTTTTATTCGGGTACTCCCTGGGGAGGGTTCTTTATGAGAGAAATGAGTTTTATTGTTTATTTCATGTGCGCGCGAGGCTTCAGAGTCAATAAAACTCATTTCCTTCATTAAACGCACTTCCTCAGGGGGAGTGTTTAAAAACGACTGAGCAGGCTTGAACAGCACAGCAGGACGACCTGCTTTGATGCTCGGAACGACGCCGTCACGAACGAGCAGACCGCGCTTAACGAGCTGATTCAAATAACGCAGAGCCTGCTGATTCGTCATTCGGCATTGAGCAGAGATCTCGGTCGCAGTCGTGTGGACCTCGTTTTCCCACAGCGTGCAGGCGTGGTCATAGACGCTTGCGATCTGTCCGACAAGGCTGTCCTCTGCCTCTGAGAACGCTTCTGCAGCCATCGCAGCATCACCAGAGCCATGACTACGCCAGCCATCGTCAGTTAGCTCGATAACGATCGACTGAGCTTGGCCACGTCCCATCGGCTTTACCGCGATGCGATGGTCGGTCTGCACCTGACCTTCTTCCGGTACGCGCAACCAGTTCAAGAGCACAGACCAGCTCACAGCAGCAGACAAACTGTTGTTGCCACGTGATGCAGTGATCGCGTTGCCACCGCTGACGCTCTTATTGGTGTGGTGCACCAGAACAGTTGTTGAATTTGTCCCGGCTAATGCCTGCTCAAGTTGACGTGCAGGCCCATCAAACTCGCTGCTGGATTCTTCGATTCCGAGCAGGCCGATACAAGCGTGATAGGTATCAATCAAAACGAGAGAGCCAGGGTTCGCGTCAGCCTGGATTCTTATGGCTTCAATGCCTTCATTTGTAAGTTGCACGCGATCCTCGAGAGTCCAAAGGATTACGCGGTCATGCAAGAGATGCTTCTTCTCTCCGTTCTCATCAACCGTCTCTTTTCCCAAGCCTTCGCGCTTGAACAGCGTCCACCAGTCAGATTCGTTTTGATCGGTGCCGACGATGATGAACTTATTGATGTGCTGCGTGATTCCGACACCTAGAAACTGCGACTCCTGGCGCAGAGAAGCAGCAGCTAAAGCAACCATCAAGGCGCTTTTGCCCACCTTCGGCGGAGCGACGAGTAAGTTCTGCCGTCCGCTCATAATTACGCCGTCCCATAGAAACGGCTGCGGAACGACGTTGAGATTGTCGCCGCCTCTTTTGGGCTCTGGTATCGCGAGATCTTGCCCTAGTGCTTTCGCGAGATAACCGCTCGCCTCTGCTTTGGTCAGGGTGAAGCCAATGTCACAAGCCTGCTCGCGAAACAGCAGAAGCCTGTCACTAGGGTCCGTCGTATAGCCAACGACGCGAACGGCGATTTCTTTTAGAGCTTCGAGGCGATCCGACGTGTCCTGAAGAGCTGGGTCGATCTGACAGTTTTTTGAGTCGTTCGCTGTAGTGTCCACACTTGGCCTTTGCTGGGGAGTAGAAAACAGATTGGTTGTAGATTCCTAGCCGTTCAAGCTCCCGGAAGGCAGCAAGCTCGGAACTCGGCTTATAGGGATGCTTCGCGTCGTGTTCGTCTAACGCGGCATCTGACCGCTTACGTTGCATAGCGCTGTATGCGCCATGCATCGCAAGCTCTTCATCAAAATCTGTGGGCAGCGAGTATGGCACCCACTTGAGGAGAGCATAAGCGCGGCTCTCCTTATCGGGATCAATCACCCAACCGATCAGGTTGAGCAGGCAAGTATTGCTGCAATAGCAAGTTCACGTACGCCGTGTCAGACGGAACGCCAATAGGTCGCTTGGATCTGAGGAGCTTTTTGACGCGCGGATCGAGCAAGACGTAGTTTGTGTCTTGATCCTGTTGAGGGTGCATTCAGAGATTGCGACGAGCGAGATGATGCCGCATACTCACCGAGCTAGCAAGGTGAAATGCTCAAACCGATCGAACATCTCAAATTTTATGCACAGTGGCATCGCTACAGGTTCAAGGAAAGCTGGCTGGCGAGATCTGTAACGCAAGTCCTGAGCTTCGATCTAGACGACAACGCGAAGCATTGGATTGAGGTTACAAAAGGCGGTCCAGACGGATGGAAGGTACGCGGCGAAACGCTGCATGAAATCTTAGATAACAAACTGCGCGATAAAGAACAGACGATCGAAGATCGTTGGCGTGAGTGGAGCGATCCACTACTCGACTGTGAGGTGTTCCGCGATGTCGAGGTAATGGCGACTGAGTATCGACTCTGTGAACCGACTAAATCGATGGGCGGATCGTTCGACTTTCTGCTGTACAAGCCGAGCGGAGAAATCATCATCGGCGACTTGAAAACCGTAGGAAGCGTGAGCAGCTTTAAACGGCGTAAACCGGCAACTGATCAGCTAGGCGCTTACACGGCGATGATGCAAAACCGCCATCCAAGCGTTGTGATCGACAGCTGTGTGACGGTTATTTCTGGCCCAGGCGAATGCCGTGTCGTTACGGAAGATCCGGCGAAGTGCGTAGAGAAGTGGCTTGATACCTGGGACCAATACGACTTCAAGAAAAAACGGCGCTGGTGATTGCGCGTACTTTTGTGGCATGCCATAATGGCTTTGGCGAGAGCCACAACTACGCGAATTCACTATGCAGTCATTAGGACTTCCGAGCATCGATGCTCGCGATGAGTACGTAGGCATGACGCTGCAAAGCCATGCCTACAGCTATCGCAAAAGCGCCGATGGCAAACGACCTGTCGCTCAAGTCACGCTCGTGCATGACGTAGCTACAGAGTTTGTCGTCCACATATTTCAGTCAGACGCGAATCCTCAGAGTTGGTTCAAGGATTTGTGCTGGCACATTGATGGACGAGATGAACTCTGCCTCTCTGGTCAGATTCCTGAAATCAGGTTCATCGTCACCAAAAAAAGCAAGCGCGGCTCTGAAGGCCGTGAAGGCCTAAACGCTGTTCCAGCGCCTCTTGCCGATCAAACGCAGGAGATGCAAGCGTTTTTGCAAGCCATCCCAGGCGCATCTGTTGAGCTTGAGCTGCCTTTCGTTCAAGAAACAAAGGACATCACCGAAGAGCCTGATCAGATCAAGGGGTTTACAGAGAAAGAAGAGAATCGCGGCAAGTGCGACCAACGTCCACGTGGTCGAAAGGACTCTGAGTTGATGACGATCGTCCGCGTTGCCGCAAGGCGTGCAGGGTATGAAGACGACACGCCGTCAGCGTCCTACAGCCCATTCATCAATGCTGTGCTTTGGGAAGCTGCTGAGGAAGGGTTGCTATTTCGCGTGCGGCATGCCACAATGAATAGCAAGGGCGGAGACGTCCACTGCAACACAGACTGATGGCAATTCTTCATCAAATCGGTTTTACCTCGGCTCAGATCGAGGTCCTCGCCGAGCTAGTCAGCGACGCTGCTGCTTACCTTCCTGACCCTGAAGACCAGCCCGAGCCTGGCAGCTATGCGGCTGTAATTCAGAAGCTCGACGGACAGATGCAGACGCTTAAGCGCCTGTATTGCGTAACCAACTACTGCGACGCCGACTCATGACTTTCAACAAAGAACGCCACGATTACATCGAGCAATCAGCCGAGGTTGTCGAAGCTCTCGCGGTACACCGCAAGCGCCATCAAGACATCCAAGAGGCTGATCGAAATGTGATCCTCGAAGCTCGCAAGGTTGCAGCATTGCTCGCCGCCTTCGATGCGACCTGGGACAAGCAGTTCGAGTTTTCAGAAAACGTCTCCGAAAGCGACGATGCAACGCTCAAGCGTTTCACGAACGAAGACGCCGAGACATGGTTCTGGCGCATGAACATGGCGCAAGAGTGCGTGCAAGAAGCAATCGCTGAACAGTGCGCACGCGTCGGCTCAGCTCAGTTCAAGTACAAACAGCTTCAAAGAGACCACAAAGCTTGCATTGATCTGCAGCTCGCTCGCGATCTCGCTGGCAAGCGTTACGACGAGATCAAGAAGCAATCTGACAAACCTAAGCGCGGCCGTCCCGCTAAAAGCAAATGACCCAAATGCACTACAAGCCTGAAAACCTTCGCAAGCGCGAACGAGTCATGATCGCTGCGTTCTGCGTGCTGTTTGGTGCCGCTACTTGGTACTGCCTCACGTCGACGCTAGATGACATGACGAAGCGAGACTGCTTAGCTGGCGTGCAGCAAGCATGCGCAGCTCTTGAGCAATAGCTTCACGTTCACTGTTTACGGCAAGCCTGCTCCGCAAGGCAGCAAGCGTCATCTAGGTAGAGGTGTGATGGTCGAGTCGTCAAATCGGGTAAAACCATGGCGACAAGACATTAAGCACGCCGCAGAAAGGTTGCTTCCTAAACAATGGCATGCCATACTACCGATGCGAATCAAGGTCTCATTCCTATTCGCTCGGCCGCAGAGTCATTACCGCGCAAACGGTCAACTAAAGCCTTCTGCACCGCAACACTGCACAGCTCGCATTGGCGATCTAGACAAGCTCGTTCGTGCTCTGTGCGATGCGCTGCAAGGTCTCTGTTACCTAGATGATTCACAGATCATCGAAATCAACGCTCATCGACGTTATGCCTCCATCGACGAAAGACCCAGCGCCATCGTCACCATCGAAGCCTTTGATGCCCAATCTCGGTGATGTCATCACCAGCGATGACATTCTCGTCAAAGGTACTGGCAAGTATTCAGCCAAGTACGTCAACTGGGCGCGTGTAGCTCATTTGCTCCACGATCACGCTTCTGGCTGGCAGTTTGAAGTTGTGCCTTCTCCTGATGGCACGCACGTTTGGAAAGCTCCTGACGACACTGCTTATGTCGTTGGTCGTTTTCGCGGACCTGATGGTGAGATCACGCCTGATTTTCCACAGGCTGTGATGGACAACAAAAAAGCGGCAGTTAAGCACGACAAAGTCACGGCGCGTCTTTTTACAGACACGCATCGCCGCTGCATGGCTACTGCTGCTTGCGCACAGTTCGGCCTTGCATGGCAGCTTTGGGCCAAAGAAGAAGTCGAGGATCCGTTCCGAGATGACGAGTCAACAGAATCTGCTCCTGTGGAAAAACCACAAGATGTGGATGACGGCGACGTGCCTCTTGAGGAAGACGACAAGGAAATGCTGCTCGACATGCTCGATGAACTGAGCGACGAAAAACTCGAACAGTTCTGCAAAGCATTCGACGGTAAGTTTGTAGGGCCAGGCTCAGTCTCTGATCGGATCCAGACTGTGAGCCATCAAAAGTTCATCAATGACTGGCACAGCAAACAGAAGCTTTCCAAGAAAGACCTGAATGGATGACAAGGATCTAAAGGAGTATCGAAGGCGAGCTGACGCCAAACGTCGTCCACTTCAGTTTCAAGTCCGGCTCGACAAGGATCTAGCCGACAGGCTCAAACACTTCATGGAGAGCCGTGGTTACAACCAAAACCAAGCTCTCCGCATCATCATCTCTCAATTCTTTCGAGGTAAACACCGTGCTTAATCTCACCGCATACGGCAACGTCGGCAGCGATCCTGAACAGCGTGAAGCTGGCAGCAGCACTGTCACGAACTTCTCTCTGGCTGTGAATCGCAAGACCAGAGACGAAGAGACAACAACGTGGATCAACTGCGCTGTCTGGGGCAATCGCGGCGATGTCGTGATGGATTACGTCAAGAAAGGCATGCGCCTTGTCGTTAGTGGTCAAGCTCATCACCGCGAGTTCGAGCGTAAAGACGGCAGCACTGGCGTAAGCCTTGAGCTGAACGTGAACGACTTCAGCTTGCCGCCCAAAAAAGAAGCCGAAGAGTCTGCACCTGCTAAAAAGCGGTCACGCTTCTAGTCTTTGGGGCATCAGTTCATATAGACCACCGCTGCGGCCGGAGTCCGTCACTGATCTGTGTAAGTCCCCAACACATGACTGATCCAACAATCAAGGTCATCGGCGACCAATATTGCGTCACATACTCAGGTATGCGGCGCTTTTTTGCTGAAGACTGGAAAGCGCAGTGGTTCTATTGCTACTGCCTTCACCTCAAAAATTGCGGACTAGAACCGGCTCGCGCGCCTGACGCTCCTCACACCTGATCCGCTGCAGGTCACTTGTCCTCGCCCTTAAAAAGGATGAGACACAGATCCTAGTCACCAGGCATCAAGGCAGAGTCCATTGATGCGATGTGATTCACAGCCTGTCGCAGCATCTTGCTGTGGTGCCAGTTTTGCTGTGCCATCGCGACACAGAGCTGAGTCAACGCATCTTTGTCGTCACAGCTCTGTATCTCTCGGACTGTCTTCTCTAGCTGTAGCTCTTCTTCGAGCGATTGCTCGACGATCATCCAATCTGCCCAGCCCATAGTCGTGCTCGCAGGATTACGCCAGCTATAGCGAGCCTGCAGCCATTACGCCACGCTCGGCATAACAGTCAAATGATTGTTGTAGTGGCCCACGTCGCGATAACTGTTCATAGGAGCATTAGACATTGAATGGAAGACCATCTGACCGATCTTCAAGCCTGGATACAGAGGCAACGCATGGTGCAGGCGTTCGTTCTTCAGTTCGAGCGTCAACTTGCTTCCGTGCCAACCTGGATCGCACCAGCCTGCGAGCAGATGATTCAAGCCACTTCTGGCCCGACTGCTCTTGAGCACGAACTGCGAACTGATGTCGTCAGGCAGGTTGAATAGCTCAAGCGTCTCAGCTAAGCAAAACTCGCCAGGCTGCAGCATGAATGGATCACCTTCTGATCTCTCTGCGATGTTGATGCGTACAAGCTCGGGGCTATAGATGCTTTCCACCATGAGGTGATCGCCTAGGCGCAAATCCAAACTGGCAGGGTTAAGCAGTTCTTCTGAAAATGGGACGACCATTTTGCCCTTCTCACACCTGGCTCTGATCTCCCAATCGCACAGAACCGCCATACCAGAAACGCAAAAAGCAATCTTACTTAGAACTCACTCACTTACCAGAATCACCCACCCTGTTCCAGGCCCTTCCGACTGCCAACGCTGGTAAAACGCGGCTTGCCTTACGCGGACATTGCGTCCTAGATGCGGATTGCTGTGACCGCCTTTCTCCATTTCGGGATAGCCACGAGGATCTTGCATGATCCACTCAGGGTCATTGCTTTTCTTGCCTGCGTAACCACTAATCACACTCCAATGACCACAGCCAAGCCCATTACACATCGGTGGTTCGCCTAGAAGCATGTTTCCAGCATGCAGCCACCCAACCAAAACAGGTCTGCCGTTTTCGATCTCTAGCTCGACCAGATCAGCGTCACCGTCTTTGCGGAACTCAGCCTGCAAGCCAAGACTGCGCAAAGCTGCTAACTGCGCCTCTACAGATGTCGTGTCTCCAAATTTCGCGCGAATCTTGTTGTATTGGTCATCCGTCCGAACCTTTTTGTAATAGGCAGCCACCATCGCCGCAGCGCTAGAGAAACATTCCCGATAACCGGTGCCGGTTTTGTTGTCGAGCTGCCTGAAGTAGGGCATGTAGACCTGCTGGTCATACCCGCTCTCTTTCCAGACTTGAAACCAATCAGCTTCGTCTTCCTCCAGTAACTCAGACGGCATTGACTCCTCAAGCTGTTTAATTGCAGCCAGCTGATGGGACGTGCCACGGAAAAACTGGAAGAACGGCAATAGACCGAAGGCCATACCCAACAACAGCAAAATCAGTTGGATAATGCCGGACGACACTTATTTTTCAACTCTCGTGTCAGGCAAAAGCATTTCACGGACATGCTTTACCGCAAGGTCGTCTAGGTCGTTATCGGTCCTTGCGACAATCTTCTCCAGCATCGCCACAATCAGCTCTTTGAACGCTCTTGACTTCCATGCAGTCATGAGGATGGGCTTGAGAACTAGAAGCATCGGATTGACCTAGTTACCCTTAAAGGGTAGCTCTGTTATCTCATGGCAGAAACACCAGA